AGCCATATCACGCCAAAGTAACGCTCAATGAACCAGAGGCAACACGAAAAACGTCACCAGTAGCAATTGTCTTAGAAGCATCTAAAGCAGTGTGATACAGCAGGTTGCCAGATGTAGAAGCATCACGGATGCCAACGTGAGTAACAGTACCCCATGAGCCACCAGCTTGAGGAAACTCAATAGCAGCCGAGTTTGTGCTTACACCGTTAGAAGGTGCGCCAAAAGTGATTTCTTGACGGGCGTAAGAAGTGCCAGACACCTCTGTGCCTGAGTCTGCATCTGTTGGGTCGCTTGTGTAAAGAGCCAAATAAACGGCTGTGCTTGTGTAGCTCGTATTACGCAACGTAGCGTTAATCAGAGCGTTCTCAAGATAGTTTGACATTTCAGCCATGATTTACCTCGTTGCTGTTGACATTGAAAGTGGCACACCAGAATACTGAGATGCTTCGTCAGATTTTGTAAGTGTGGAGATAGAACGGTCATACATAGAACCCCATGTATTGATTCGACCATCGTTCATTAAATACGGTTCAGCTTCCAACAAAGAAGCGTAAAGCAAAGCGTCAGGGGCGTTAGCGATAAACGCATTGCTTGAATTTGTGTCACTCAAGAACTCTGGCGCTGCGTAATACAGCATTTTTACTGTGTAGGTAGAGTCAGGCACTGGAGCCAATTGAAACTCAGTCGCAAGAATCGTGTAATCAAGCGGCTTACCGCCTTCAGTTACGCGAGCATTACGGCTAAAGATTGACGGGCTAGAGTATGTCAGAGGCTGCACTGGGTTTGTCACCAAGATGAAGTCTCGAATCTCTAAGAAGTCAGAAGGCAAGGCAACCGTAGCAGTTCCGCCAACAGTTGTTGTTGTAGCCGATTTAAGCATTTGTCGAATACGCAACTCACGGCGCAAACGAAGCTCTGCAAATCGAATGAAATCTGTGATCTGAGAAGTCAAGTCTGTACGAGCCAAATAATTGGCTACGGCAGTCTGCAATTCAGAGTAAGTAGCAATGCTCATACATCATCCCAACCATATTCGTAAGTTCCGACATGACGGATGTGCTGTGAAAGATCATGGTCTACAACAGTTTGGAAACCAGAGTCAAACGCTTTTGCACAAAAGTAAATGTCTTCGCCTATTGTCCCACCTTTATCGGTTTGTTCAAACCAGAACCAAGGTTTTTGCGTCTTTTGGAACACTTCTTTACGAATAAGAACCATGCCAAAACCAACGCCCATAACTTGCTCAAGACCAGTTTTGTCTTTGCTGGTCACCTTGACGAGATCATTTGTCTCGTTGTCAATGTCCAAAGCAGTAGGCAAACAAGGGAAACGGCGAGTAGTGGCATTAACGCCAACAATCGGCAACTTACGAGACAACAAAATCTGAAGCGCATCCTTTGGAAAACGCATATCAGAATCAACCCAAAGGATAGCGTCAGCGCCATCTTTGAGTGCTTGTTCGGCAAGGCGTTCACGCTGATTAAAGATCAAAGTGCCAGGCACTTGATAAATCATCAACGAGCCGCCTTTAGCGCATCGAGTAACACCCTCATACGCACACAGTTTCGCTAAGTCAAAAGCGAACCCCGTCATAACTGTGTCACGACATGGAACGCAAATAGCAACCTTCATAACTGTCCTGGTCTAGTTCTAAAGAACCGATTATCAGGGTTATTTAAGAAGGCACGAAACCTTTTTTCATCCATTACAGCAAATCCTCGCATGATTCCCTGTTTATTTAGGTCATCAATGACCACGTTTGGCAGGCTTGCGACTTTTGTCCATTCACCCCACTTAGCTTTTTCATCAATGGCATTAAATTGAGCCTTGTTGCTCTCAATAATCCCAGAAATGTCTTGGCTAGTCTCAATGAGATATTTCCCATCAAGGTCGTGAAAGTTTGTGTTTTTACCGTCTTGTGATGATATGTGGCGCATAAGAAAAGGGGGGTGATTAGCCCCCCAGTGTTATCAAGAAGTGGACAAGTCAGCAGCGATACCGTGTGCTGCTTCGTTACGCATTTCCAGAGTCAACTCAGCCAAAATCTGAGTCTTCTCAGCGTCACCAGCCTTAGCCAATTCGTTAGTTTGGAATGGGCGCAGGTAAGCAACTGCTGCGTAATCTGGGTCAAGCACCAGAGCGTCACGAGTACGCATGAAGCGTGAAGGAACAACGCTCACAGTACCAAAGTCGCTCATGTAAACGTCAGCAGCGCCAACAATGGTAGTAGGACCATCAGAAGGAGCCATGTAACGCTGTGCAGCGATACCAGCAAAAGAAGACACAGCTTGCTTCTGGAATGGGCCAACCATCAAAATCTTTGGGTTGCCACCAGAGCTGTACACCTTCTGAATCACATCTTTCAAGATGGTTTCAGTGAAAGCGCGTTGAGTGCCATCAGTACGGGTAGAAGTACCAGCAGTAGTTGGGTCAACACCAGCAGTAGTGCCAGAAGACTTGTTTGTGTTGGTCTTAATCCAAGACAACATTGCGCCCAAAGTGCGAGCGTTGCTAGAGTCACCAGCAGACTTGCCTTGGTTGGCAGTCAAGATGGTTTCAATGTCGCGCTTGAGTTCGGCAGAAGCCTTGCTCAATTGGTAAGCCTTTTCGCTCTTACGACCAGCTTTATCCACTGACTCCAAAGTGCCAGAGATTTTGATTGTCTTTTGAACGATCTGAGTGTAGTTGCCCAAACGAGTTGTAGGCGACATAGTAGCGTCAGAAGCGTCAGCACCTTCAACAGCAGCGTTAGCAGTTGTAGCGGCTGACAGGCTGTCAGTTTGCCACTCATGGTAAACAGCGGTTGCTTTGGCGCGAGCCAGGGTGTTCAACAGGGGTGTGTCTGTTGGAGAGATGTCATAAATGACGTTGGCCAAGTCTTCACGATTGCCGATGGATTGGTAGGTTTGATAAACAGCCATTTTTAGCTCCTAATTACAAGAATTTTTCAAATACTCGCGCTGCGTCACGGACATTGCCCGATTTCTTCAGTTGCGAGTGCAATTTTTTGTTCTGTTCTGCCTCTGCATTACGGGGTGCAGAAGTACCAGCTTTAAGCATCTTCGGAGCTGCTTCCACCTTTTTGGCGATTGAAGGCTTATTACTCTGAAGTTTGGCGTACTTCATTCCGTGATACAAACTCAAAACAGCCCTAGAGTCGTAAAGTCCTGCAAGCTCTTGGTCACTCCATCCGATTGACTTCGCATATTCACGAATGTCTTTGCGGATTTGATCGCCCGTTTTAGGGTCACCGTAACCAGGGATGGCTGAAGTCAACTTTTGACTTTCTTCAGCGAGATGACTTTGCAGGCGCTCAGATTGCTCGGCTTGTTGCTGTTGTGCAATGCGTTGCTGTTCTTGTTGCAGGACTGCTAATTGTTTCTCTCGTTGTGCCTGTTCAGCGACCTTCACGGCATAGCCGATAGGGTCAACTTCCTTTAAAGCCTCAAGATTTTCACCTTGGTTCTGTTGCTGGAGAAATTGCTCCATCATTTGCAGACGTTGGGCGTACTGATCTCTTAATTTGTTAGCTTCCTGAATTTTCGCTCGATCGGCTTCCACCGCTTTACGTTCTTCAGCAAGTTTCTGGGTTTTCTTGGTGTAATCCGCACCTAATTGGTAGCCCTCAATAAGCTCAGTCTCAGTTACTTCACGATCTTCACCAGCAGCTTTAATGCGGAAAGTTCGTGTAGGCTGTTCTTCAGCTTCTTCAGAATCTACCAACTCAGACTCAGATTCCTCAACATATTCCTCAGCTACTTCTTCAGCTTCGGGTTGGCTGTTATCAGCGCCCTCGTCTGCTTCCATCATTCCTAAAAATGCTGCTGCGGCTGTGTCCACCGTCAGCGTTCCACTACCTTGCGGTGTCGTGTTTTCGCTCATTTGATTCCCAAATTGTCAGTCTAATCCGTAGACCACGGGTAAGTTTCCTTACAAAATTTTCCACTTCTTTTGTTCTATGCGCTTTGTAGCTGCCATAGACTCAAAGTGTCCTAAGACCGATTGTAATGCGTTTATTTTGGAATACGCAACTTCTCGTTCATCAACCTCATGCGGCTGTGAATTTACGATCTTCTGCATCTCGATGTTTTTCAAAAGCTCAATCTCGCCTTTAAAGAAATCATCGTTAAGCAGGTTTTTGGCTAGTTGCGGTTTGTCCAAGAATAGACCTCATTATTTGGTTCATGTCAACGGGAGAACCCATTGGCGTTTGTTGTTTGCCTGATGCAAATATATCATTGAATGAAATATTAGGTCGCTGAGTAGGCAAGCCTTGCCATTGCGTACCGCCAAGCATATTTTGGTCACTAAAGATTGACTCTAAATCAATTGGGGCAGAAGATGCGGCATAAGTTGGCGACTTCCATTCAGCAGGAATTGGAACCATTGCAAAGCCAGTTGATGCTGGAGCAGAGCCACCACCTTTATCTCCAGACAATCCCAATGGGTCACCCGTGATGGCATTAACCAACACGCCAGCTTTGATAGCGTCTACTACATTAGAAACTGTAATTGCCTTAGAGCCTACATCAACGGCATCTTTCAAAAGACTACCAGTTCCAGTAGCTGCTGCTGACGTACCAAGTCCAGCACCGATACCACCTAAAGCTCCAACGCCTGTATTTAAGCCAGCTTCACTTAATACTCCGCCACCAGCGCCTGCAATAGTAAGACCAGTTCCGCCACCCATAGAAGCTAATCCAGCAGAGCCTAGTCCAGCTTTCAAGCCTAAACCACCAGAGCCAGCGGCAGGAGCTGCCAAATTAAGACCTTCGCCTGTTGTAGCTTTTAATCCAAGACCACTTGATGCTTTTGGAGCTACCAATGATGTTGGAGTTGTTGGCAAAAGACTGCCAGTTCCACTGGCGGCAGCGGAAGTTCCTAAACCAGCACCAATTGCACCAGCACCTAAAGAAGATGAAGTTAAACCTAGACCACCAGCACCTGCAGCTGGAGCAGCTAAATTAATACCATCTCCTACTGCTGCCTTTAAACCAAGACCACTTGCTCCAGAGCTAATGCCTGTTCCTAATTGACCAGTAGCGCCAGCACTTGAAGTTGCTGCAACTGGGGTAGTTGTAGCTGGAGTAACTGGGGCAGCTGTTGATGGTGTTGTTGGGCTTCCAAGAAGTCCATCTCCAGCGTTAGACAAAATAACTGCTTTTGCGCCATTTATAACTGCACCTTTTATATCGCCTGTTGCGGCAGCTTGTCCAGCATTAGCAGCAGCAATAGCAGCTCCAGCAGGTGGGTAAGCAATAGAAATAGCAGCATTTGCCCAAGGGCCAAGCTCGTTGATTGAGCCTAGTGTGTCGTTAAATGCGCCAGCTAGGTCATCGCCTATTCCGCCAAACACTTTACCTAGGATGCTTCTTCCTGGAGTTATTGTTGTGATCTTTGCGTTGGAAGTAACATATTGAGCTGACTTGCCTGCTGGCGGCTCAAGAATGTATGCAGGCCCATCTCCAGTTTGAGCAATCCCCTTAACAGGTTGTGTAACTGTTGAAACTTTTGAATCAAATGGAAGACTTCCAGTCGGAATTAGAAAGCCTGTTGTTGAAGCCCCTACTTTGTCTTTTAGATAATCACCGTACCAACTCTGACCAGCAAGATCAACATATTCACCTGTTTTACCAAGTTTTCCCATGTTTTCTTGGCTTAAAAACCAAGGCAATACATAGTTACTTTTACCAGCATCAACACCCTTGTTGATTACAGATGTTGGAATAAATGTTAATTTTTGACCGTTCGATGTAAAGTTAAAACTATAACTAGCACTTTGATCTTTTGAATCAGAGCCTGCGTAAGCCCTAGAACCCCATTTAAGAGTTGATAAATCGGTTGCCATATCTATCCTTTATCCTGGAATCTCTACGTTAGAAGTAATGCCTGCGCCAACCTTCATGGCCTTCAATCTAGCTTCAGCCATAAATTCTTCTTCTTTGAGTTGAAGATTTGCCGATGCCTTTTCGCGCTCCAACTGAATCTGAGCAGCGTTCTTTTCACGCATCAACTGCAATTCAGCAATGGCTTTTTGTTGCGCCAACTGAATGTCAGCTTGAGCCTTCATTTGTTGGGCCTGAATGTCAGCCTGAATCTTAGCCATGTACGCTTGAACTTCAGGCGGAATTGGTGGCTGCTGCGGCTGTTGAGGCTGGCTCATAGCTTGATCTTGTTCAGGCGTGATGGACTTGTAGAACTCAGCAGAGTCCTTGAATCCAGCGGCTTCAACCATACGACCCAAGGTGTTGCGGTATTGACCCATAGTCACCAACGGATTAGCTGGCCCCATTTGCTGAAGCACTTGCTCTTGTTTGGCAAGAACCATATTCAGCATAGCCATTTGTTCCTGACGGTTGCCAGCACCCAAGCCTACGTTAATGTCAACATCGTACTGATTCGACCACTCACGGGGGTCAAACTGCACATATTGACCACGCATCCGAACGATACGGGCTTTGTCTTGGTACTTACATAGAAGATGCAAGATTCCTTTGAACAACGACTTAACGCCTGTCTCAGCAAAGATGCGAGCAATCATCTCAATCTTGCCAGCGGCGCTTTGTTGCATAGAAGCAACAGCAGCAGCAGTGACGTTTTGCAAGATGGCAGGGTCTAAACCTTGGCTTGCTTCAGTTACGCCAGTGCGCTTTTGTTGGATTGAATCCAAGTAAGACAGCATTGGGAAAGCCTGTGCAGCCATTGATTGAACAACCAACTGGTTCACAGCGCCAGGCGACTTAACGCGAATCACACCGCCAGCGGTAGAAGTCAGCAAGTCATCCATGTTGACCTGACCATCCAAGGCGGTCACACGGGCGTTGTTTGTCAGATATAGGTTATCAAGAATCTGACGAGTGATCGTAGTCTTGATTAGCTGAATGTCCATTGTGCGATCTGCCATCGACTCACCAAAGAACTTGTGAGGCGTTGGGATTGGGCAGATTGAGTGGAATGGAACGTAATCAGTTTCTTCGTCACTCAGTATTTCATTTGATGCGTAGAACACCTGACGTAGTTCAGCGATACCGTCACCGTCAATGTCAGCACGAACGTAGCACTCAAACACTTCGATGGTCTGCATTGAATCATCAAGGCTTTGTGCATCGTTGGGGTTTTCGCCATTGTCGTGACGAGCCAAGTATTCAGACGAGAAAGTCAAAGAGTCTGACGTTTGCAGACCGTCAACAATATCCTTGTCAAAGCCCATAGCGATCAAGTCGCTGCGAGTCATCAAGCGGCGATGAGCAACAAAAGGTGAATCTTCTGGGCTACGCTTGGCTTTCTTGGAGATCAAGAACTCCTCTGGTGGGATGTTTTCCACAACCACGTTGCCAGACTTCTTTTTCTTTTGGACTGTGACGCTGTTAGACGTATACATCACAGGCTTACCCATTTGATCTAGCACTGGATTGCCAGCAGGGTCTTTCATTTCGTTCTCGACTACCTCTTTCTCAACTACTTCCATAGTCTCATCAGAAAGAAGCATTGCAAGCTCGTCATCAGACAGGTCGCGGTACTTTTCTTTGGTTACGTCTTCTTTGTCTTCCCAATAGGCTTTAACAACGCCAACCTTTTGCAAGAGCGCGTCTTTAAACCAATCGTGCAAGATAATGATGCCATCGTTGTCACGCATGAACACCCAGTTGACGTACTCAGTCGCTTGTTTAGCGCCAGCTTCGTCTTGTGGGCCGCGGGGGTCAAATCGCACGACTTCATCAGAAGCAGAGAAGATGCGAACCAGAGGCGGCAAAGAACCGTCTACCGCTTCAGCGACTTCGCCTGTAACGATAGCGGATTTGCCTTCGACCTCATTGCCGTATTCGTGACGCAAATAAGCATTGATTGCGTCTGTTCGTTGTTGAGTGGTTTCAGTTTCTAAGAAACCAATGGAGTTATCAATCTCCGAAGCGATGATTGCTTTCAGTTTGTCCTGGCTCATCTTTTACCTTTGGTGGCCTGCCCATCTTCGGGCGTTGTTCCGATTGTAATGCGTTTACCATATTTTCAAGCACTTCAATGCGTTTTTCAAGAGCATCAATCTTGCGGCGATCAGCTAAGTCGCCTTGTTTCATCATAAACATTAGACAATCCATTTCGGTTTTTGGTTGATAGATTTACCCCACGATGAACCAGATTCGTCTAGTCCAACAGCAAGATAACGGAAAGCATCAGCAGCATGGGAGTGCTGATCGTGAAGGGGTTTATTGCTAAACATCCTTGTGTTTGGGTCTACGTCATAGCGGTAATGGCGTAAGTTTTGGAGTCCGTCAGCGCACCTGATTTCATCAAAGAAGCACCTGTCCATTAGCATACGGGCGGCATTTATACCGTCAGCAATAGACAGCTTTGGCGTAATTCTTACGGGTTTTCCCATATCGTTCAGAATGTCCTTGACCGATTTGCCTGTCATATTCTTATGCTCGGCATCGTGTGGCAGCCACCAATCCTTGTAGACGTAGCCTTTTTCCTGAAGCACATGAGCGTAGTGGTCAATCGGCTTTTGGCAGTTTTGGTAGAAGTCAACGACACGAACCTCACCACCTGCGATAACTTGGACAAACCAAATAGAAGTCATGTCTGCCCAACCCAAGTCCCAGAATGTCTGGACAGGAATAGCCTTATCAATAATCAGCTCACGAATCCGCTTGTCCTCTTGGGCTTTTCTCAGCTCGTTAGCGTAGACAGCGCCATCAAGCATTTGACGGGTGTTTCCTTCCCAGACGTTGAGATAGCTGTCCATGTCCTTCTCACGGAGCGTTTCAAGCTCCTCGCGCAAGACTTCAGGAAACCAAGGGTTATCTGACCAGTTGACTTTGTGGACTTGTGCGCTTGGTGGAGAGTTCAACACGAATCGCTTGTAAGTTTCGTCAGTATCAAGGTCAGGGTTGAAAGTCACCCAAATCTCAGAGTTTGGCTTACGGATGGTTGGTATCAGGGTTTCCCAAGACACCTTAGACACAGCCTGACCTTCTTCAATCCAGCAAACATCAACACCTTCAAACGACTTGATAGACGTTACGTTGTGCTTCAAACCAGCAAATGAAAACTCAGAGCCGTTGATTCCGTAGATAGCTGTGCGCTGTACGTCAAAGAACGACTCAAGCCCCATAGCCTTGATTTGGTCATGAAGCAGAGCAATCACCGAGTCTGAGATGGAGTTTTGTAACTCACGGGCGCATAGAACCCTAGTAGGCTTTTGGACTGCGATAGCAATCAAAGCCCGAGCAACACCCCACGATTTACCAGACCCCCTACCACCGTAAAGGATTTTATATCGTGCTGGCTCAAACAAGAATCCCAGTTTTTCAGGGAAATCTAGTTCAAGATTCATTAGGTTTCTTGAGATTGATCGTAATGCCTGAGACCTGAACAGGGCCACCGTCTACGCCTGTCATCTCAGTACGAGCAAGCTTAGGAATGTGATACTCGATAGCTCTCAAGTAAAGGTCTGCTGCTTTTGCGGGGTCTGGCCTATTTCCACCAGAACCCATAGCAACGTCATCAAGCCACTGTTGCAGTTTATGGGCGTTACCCTCTGCGAACACTGCGATCGCCTCTCTAACGGCTGCTGTGGCCTTATTAGGGCTACCTTTAGGGCGACCCCCACCGTTATTTTCAGGTTGTTTATTCATTGTCTTACCAATTCCTTACGGCTTGTTGGTGTAGTGGATATGTGGTTAGTCTAGCAGACTTTGCTTTTTCTTATTCTTCTGCGGCATATCGCCAAGAAGGTTAATGTTTACTGGCCTACCAGCACCTTCAGGCAATTGCCTTCCAGCGTACTCACGAATAGAGCCATACACACCTAAATCAGATTCATCCTTACTTGTTTCCAATGGATTGAAGTTGTAAGTATCTGTAATTTTTATCTCGCCTGTCTTTGGGTCTTTTTGGTAGTTGAACTGACCAAGCGTTGTTTGCATTTGACCGTATGGCGTAAGAAGACTTTTCATGCCTTGGTTCTTTATCTCAGGGCGGCTGTCTTCTGGTTGGTCTTTCCACCAGTTGTAGTAATCAGAGTAAGCCACAGCGTTTGGATTGCTGAATCTTGAGCCTTCACCAAACTTCTTCTCATAGTCTGAGTTCTTGGCTTCTTTATGCTCAATTAGGCTTTTTAGAAACTGTTGCTGTTCTGGCGTAATGTCTTTAGCTGTAAGTGGCTTATTTGATCCACTCATTGTTTCGTCAAGCACCCGAACAGGTGTCATCATCCCTTGAGGCATGAAATTGGAAAGTAGACCGCCAGCTTTAATAGCAGCAGCCACCAAAGGGTCGGTTACTCTCCAATCATCCATGATTAGCTCAACTTTTCAACTGGGATAAAGACGTTATCTGACCACACTCTTTCAGCAAAGAAGTAGCCCATTCGTTGAATCATTATAGCGATTTCAGCGTCATTCATGCCGTTTTTGGCGAGCTTCTTCTGCTCAATAATGATGATCGGGCGTGAGCGCATGATGGTATTGCGAGCGCCACGAATAGCGTTTTCCTCAAAGCCTTCCACATCCAATTGGATAAGGTCAGGGTTTAAGTTCAGACTGTCAATGGTCATCATCGGGATGCCTTCATCAGCTTCCTCGATCTGTAAGGCTCCGTAATTTTTGTCACCGTCACCGTCTACTGACTTGCAGAAACCCTCTTTGTCAGACAGTCCAGCCTTATAGATCGTGACGTTTTGCTCGTCTACGTTGCGCTTGAAGCACTCAAAGTTAATGTCGTTTGGCTCAAAAGTCACGACTTCTTTGAAAAGAGGCGAGTAAATCTTTGACCACACACCGCAGTTACCGCCAGCGTGAATGACTAGATTGCGCTCTGGAACCCACTTAACCAAGTCAGGAATGGCAGCGATTTCAATAGGAATCCACTTCCAAGCCTCTACGTCTTCTTTAGGCCACCACCAACCATCACGTTGTTCAATTACGCTTTCCATTTTTCAGCCCTTTCATAGCCGTTAGTGCTTCCCCAGAATTGAGTAGCGAAACAATGCCCGTTGCCTTCGTACTTATAGCCAGAGAAGTGATCTCTTGTGAAATAGTGAGAAGGGTAAACAGTTAATGGGTACTCGGTCTGGTTGTAGACCTCTGTGATGTGCATTGGCCCTGTTTCAATCCAAGCCCGTTGTTTAGTAACGGAATCCTTGGAGCGCAGGCGCTCGATACATTCACCGAAAAATGGGTTGTTTGGCGTAGATGCCATGACGCTGACGTTAATCAGCCCAGGTCTGCGGGTTTCCTGTTCCCAATGAGCAAAAGCATCGGGTTTAAGCAGCCAATCCTCTAACGGCGCAAGGCAGACAGAATCAGCGTCTAGCGTAATTCCGCCTTCGTTGTAAAGGATTTCATAGCGCATCAGGTCTGCAACACCACACAGCTCATGTTGAGCCATTTCCTTGATGTGCTTGGCATTGAACCACTTGGTTGACTTTAAATCGTCATTGCCCCAAATCCGAACCTCGTAGTCAGGATTTAAGGCTTTCCAAGTGTCAATGCAGTGATCTGGGCGTTTGGATTCATCTCCAACCCAGACAAAGTGAAGTTTTTTAGAAATCACTTTTTCTTTTTGGCAACGCTTAAAGCAATGGCTAGACCCTGCTTTGGATTAGTGACAACCTTGCCACCCTTGCAAGAGTGGAGTTTGCCAGCTTTGTATTCTTCCATGACTTTGCCAACTTTCTTGGCTTGTGGCTTACTCATCTTCATATTCGTCCTCTTTCATCACTGGGGCTTTTTCCCATGCTTTACAGGTACGAGCGTGATGGCAAATAAACTCAAACTTGTTGCAGTAGCCACGACCACCACCGTCTTTGTCAAACTCGTCTTGTGGCACGACTTCCATTGCTTCCAATGTTTCAGGCGCGTCATCAAAGTATTCGCAATTGGCACACAGGCGGCGCTTTGCTTGGTCTGGAGATGTACGCCATACGTTAGCGAGTTCACGCCAATACTCAGAGTTTGGAGCGTCAACCTTGACAGGGCCAAGCATTTGAGTCTCAACCAGTGTGTCACGGGTTTTTTTGTTTGATTCTGCTGTCAAGCCTTCGATAACGGGCTTTTCAGCCTCAATTTCTTCGATTTCAATCTTGATTTCAGCAGCAGGTGCGAGCAAGCCAGCCATAAGAGCCTTTCAAAAAGAAGGCAGCGAACTGCCTTTAAGACCTAGTTCCCATGAACTAAAAACTAGGCAACTGATTACTGTTGGTCGCCTAGGAGCCACCTAAGACCTCTTGTGAGGGGCTTGCCTCACCTCATTCTTTGCCTAACAAAGAACCACATCAACCAACACGACTGAGGACTGAAGCCAGTTCCCGCTGGAGACTGTCTGCCTAAGCATCATAGAAACAGCCTTTATCCGACAATCCTCATGCGTGTAGGTTGTTGGCGCATCGGACTTTTACCCCGATAGTCCTCTAGGCTATGTGCCTAGCGTTCTAGATTCGTAACTTCACCAACAACATTATTTTAACTCATCAGGCCACTTTCCACTAGCTTTTAGGTTTGCCACAGTCTTTTGATATGCCATTTGCCAAAGCATCCTGCGCTGTTCTTTGGTCAGCCTAGCGCCTTGGTCTAGTTCCATATGGCATTTTTGGCACAAAGCGGCTGTAAATTCATCGCTTGCCTTGATGCCCCTGCCCTTGCCGTGTTCAGCCCAGTTTGAATGAGCTGCTTGCGTCTGGCCTTCAACATAGCAATTCTGGCATGGCAGTTCAGCCACGTTCTTTAAATGCTGTTTGCTACGAAAGTAGTTGAATTTTGGAAACATCATGCGAATCACATACCTTGCATCTGGTCTAGAGGCAAACCAACGGCTCAGTTTTGAGCAATCGTCTTGCATTAAAAACAATTCTTGAGGCCATCCAGTTTTTTTCACGCTGGAATTGCCTCAATTTTACGCATCTTGTTTCCTTTGAACTCTTTTTCAATGTCTTCAAGCGCCAGCTCCAAAGTCCTGACTGAGCAGTTTCTAAGCTGTTCGTCATGCAAAGCCAATACTGTCTCAACAGCCTGAAGCTCTAAACCAGTGAAAACAAAGCTCTTTCCGCTTACGCCACGCTGTGCCATTGCATAAATTGCGTCTTGGGCTTGTCCGATTTCCTCAAGCCAATCACGACCTAGCTGGCGCTTTGCCAAGGCTTCTGCCATGTTGACCATTGAAATCAGGTTATCCACATGGAATGTGTCTCCCCTACCCTCACGAATTTCGTCAAACGATATGTGATTCTTAATCAATAGCTTAGTTCCTGCGTCTGGAACGTCTGCGACTTTCTTAAATCCGCTGATAACCCAAGTCAAAGCATCCATGCGAACGCCTTTTGGTTTGTACTTCTTGCGAGGCTTGCTCATGCTTCACCTCTTGCAAACTCACCATGCAATTTGTTTCTGGCCTTATTTGCCACTTTTGCCGCATCTTCTTTAGTCAAAAAAGAACCAAGATGAACGCTTTTTCTGTTTATGCAAATTGAGGCAACCCATTTGCGAGATTGCTTATGCAAATGTACGCCTTTAATGCCACTTGATGATGTGCTTTTTCTATTTTGATTGTTTTGACTTGCTGTTGCTTGGCGTAAATTTTCTATGCGATTATCAGAACGAACTCCGTTGATGTGGTCAATCTGGTCTGGCATAAACCCGTGATGCCACATAAAAATCAGACGATGAATTCTGTAAATTTTTGATTTAACACTTGCAACCAAATAGCCATTGCTATTCAAAGAACCAACAACATCTCCAGATTTTCGAGATTTGTTATTTGTTTTAGCAATAAGTTGTCCATCTTGATAATCAAACATTTTTTTTAATTCTGCGTGGTCAATCATTTTGTGTCTCCTGATCTTGCTCGGATGGTCTTGGCTGCAAACTTAAAGCAAGCCTTCTCAATCTTTTCGTATGTCTCAATCTTTTCTACGGTCTTTGCACACGCTTCACGCTCTTTAGCTGCTACCAGTTTGGCAAATACTTCAAGGCGCTCAAGATTAACAATCGCACCGTCTTGGTAGTAGTAAGGTAATCGTGCCTGTCTAGCCATCTCAATGATTTCATCTTGTTTCATACCTTACCTCTTGCGTGTTCAATTAGTTCAAGCGCAATTTGGTACAGCACCTTGTAGGCTTCTGCGCCCATCTCCCATGCGCCACGGTCATCAAGCATTTGATCTAGCTGCTTTTGAGCTGCCATGCGGGTGTCTTCAACGATAAGAGCAGCGCTCTCGGCTTCTGTTGCGTATTCACTCATGCTGTTTCCTTCAGTTCAATTCCGTTTTGAGCGCACCAGGCAAGCAAAAACTCAACAAACTCGCTTGCCTGTTCTTTGGTGAACTTGCGTGTCTGTTGCCCAAGTTGAACAATTCCTGTCATGTCTAGGCTTGGAACAATCCTTCCAGCGTCAATTTGTTTGTCTTTGCAAAATTGCCACACAAGCAGACGTTTCCAGCTTTCAGCATCCCATTTAGAACCCATGTGCCACGCTTGTTGAGCGATTTCACCAAGGATTGCGTGATATTTTTTCTCTTGCTCACGGCTTTTGCTTTGCTGTTTGATCTCAAGCGTCAGCTTTTTGCCATAAACCAAAGCCTCACGGACTTTAGGCCAAAGATTGTTCATCAATGCTTGCGCCTGTTCGTAGCTGTCTAGGTCGTATTTCATTTATCAAGTTCCTGCATTGCTCGGCGTAAATAAATAGCTTGGTCTAGGCACTCTTGATAAGCGTGTTCAAGCCATTCACGCAAAGACAAAGGATTGTCTTGTACGCTGATTCCGTACTTGTTCATGCCAAGCTGTTGCCTTGCCTCAATGTCAGCACATACTTTTTTTTCAATTCCGTGTGTCATATCACCCCAATCATTCTTAAAGCGGCTTCAGGGCCGTCTACAACAGCCAATGCGCCACCTTTCCAGCTCCCATGCCACATTAGCTGGTCTTCTGTTAATTTTTGCGCCGAAGGCGGTTTACGCCCGTCTTTGACTTCCATAAGAAGCGTCTGCCCTTTGTATCCAACAAGCAGATCAGGTACACCTTTGCCAACAGCTGCCAAAGATTGAACCGTAGCACCAGCCGCACGTAGCGCCGATACCACCGAATCTTGATTTGCATCAATTTTTGCAGCACGTCTCACTTAGTCTCCAACGGCAAAGTCACAACAGGCAGAGCCAACATAGTCTCTTTGGCGTATTCAAAGCCAAGATCGTATGCGTTTGACATAGCCGTAATTGTGTTTTCATCGCAGCCAACGCCACGAAGCATTGAAATCATGTCTTCTTTTGTCATTACATCGGGCTTTCTGGAAGTTGTGCGCGTTGCGCTTGTTGGTACGCTTTGATTTGTTTGGCAGTCCAAGGAACTGGTGGAAAGTTTGAGAAAGGCCAATTAGTCAATGTCATAGCACTCATCCACTTCTTTTTCAACAGGCTCAACGCCATATCCTTTGCATTTAGAGCAAGTTGCACCGTCATACATTCCTTCGCCTGACCCACTGCACCATGAGCAAATTTCGTCTTCGTCTTCTTCTATTTCATCTTCCATCACGCACTCAATGCAAGAGCAATGTGAAGTTCCGCAGTTTTGTGGCTTGTTCATGGCTTCACCTCAGCGTCAACAATGCGAATCAAGGCGGCAATCATGTCTTTGGCTTGGTCTTTGGTCAGCGTAACGTGACAACGGGCAGATTCCAAAACCATGCTTAACCAGACTTCTTCGCCATGAGCATCAACATT